TTTTGTTCTGTTCTTAATTCTATATAATGAATCCAACTCCTCAATGACCCCTTCATGTATATCGTTGTTTGAGTTGTTAGAGGAAGAATCATTCTCGCTACTTCTTTTGCAACACCATTTTCTATCATAGTTTCATAACAATGTTGAGATAAAGATAAACATTCAACTAAAAGTTCATTAATTTTATCATAGGCATCTGTACCAGTTGGTAATAATTTTTCACCAACTTGTCGATTTTTATCTCCTTGAAGTCTTAGTTCAATATCTTCGTATTCATTAGCTAGACTATATCTTTGACTAAATTCTTGAAATGAAAAAGATCTATGCCTTAAGATTTGAGCTGCGACAGCTCTGCTAGTTTTTATTTCTAAACACATATCAACTAGCTCAAATGGACTCCAATGTTTATGTTTAATTAAAAATTTTAAAAGTTTTGGAGCGGTTTCAACATTCATTTGATTTGATGGATTGCTTACTCTAGCGCAATATGCAACTAAATCTTCTGCATTTTTGATACCTTTGATTTCAGGCTTTGTAATTGAAACTAGTTCTACGTTCATAGTAATTCGCCATCATTTCTATTTCTATCATCTAACTCATATTGTTCTCTTTGTCTTTCTGCGACATCTCTTAGAGATCCGCGCTCTTCAATATTAAAATTTGTTACTTGATAATTTAGATAGTTTTGCGCCCAAATTTCTTTTCCTCCCGAATCCAATCTTCTAACTAGATCTTGATGTCCTGCCGCGTCCTTACCTTGAAATCTTGTTTTAGTTGGAATTAATTTATGTGTACCAAACGCTTGACCATCAAGAGTTACTTCATCAAGAGTTTTTCTCCTAAAAATCGCAACAAATGATGCAAACCATTGTAATCTATCGGATAGAGAAATGACAGAGCTATCATCAACTACATTATTTGAATTACGATTAAAATTTTCTCCAGTTCTATTTAATTGCATAGCTGTTATAATCGGACAATGAATTTCTTCTGATATTCTTTTTAACTTATCAATCTTCTCACCAATTGCTTGATGTTCCGCCCAATTCTGTCCTACTTTTTCTCCAGTTAATTTAATATAATCATAAGCAATCATAGCTTGATTACCTCTGCCAACTTTAGAAAGATACCATCTTCGAATAATCGAGCAGACTTGATCAATATTTTTATTGCCTACATGATAATGAAAATATTCATATGTTTTTACTTTTGACCAAGCAGCCCTAACTTTTCTTGTCATCTCTTCGTTCTTCCGCCAATTTCCAGTTTCAAGATACCAAACTGGAACATCTGTTAAAGATGCAACCATTCGTAATTGAATATCCATTGTCTGCATTTCTGTATCAAGAATTAATGTTTTTGTTTTATTTTTTGGATTAATTGAAGTTTTAAAACATATATCATTTAGCCAAGTTGATTTGCCTTGTCCCGGTCTACTTGCTATAGCGTAAATATTAGCATTTTTTAAACCACCATACATTCTATTAAATTCTTGGTACGGAGTAATTAATCCAGTGTCTTCTTTTGGTGAATTTCCAATCTCTTCAATTAAATCTTCTACTTCTGAAAATATATTAATTGGCATATCATTTTCGGAATATGCAGAAATCTTTTTATTATAAATTTGGTCTATTTTACCTATAATTTGGTCAACAGAATCTTCGGAGTTTTTATTTACATATTCTTTTAATTTATCTGCTGTTTGAGATATTTCTCTTCTGATTCTTAATTTAATTAATTCCTTACAGGCATTTAACGTGGCCTCTTCGGTTATTTGAGAAAAACTTAGATTGTCAATATAATCAAATATATTAATTTCATCTTTAAATGTAATACCTAAATTCTTTATCTTTTCTGCTAATAGTATTTTATCTACTATCTCACCTTTATGTTTAATATTTTTAAATACAGTATATATTGATGCATGAACATCATTATAAAAGTCATTTTCGGTTAAAAATACATCAATATCCGCAAACAAATCTTGATGTTTTAATAAACCACTTAATACGTGTCTTTCTACCTGTAAAGAATATATCATTCAGTATTAGATGATACCAGAGTAAAAATTAAAAGTCAAGTTTTAATCTTTTTGTTCGGGTTCATCAAAATCGTCGTCTTGATTCTTTCTTGCTATTAAATCTGTTGTTGCTTCTAAATTAAGTTGATCTATGCTTTGACTCCATGTATTTACATAATACAATAATGCCATAGCATTTATTTGATTATCAAATTTTGTAAAAACTTGAGGTTCGCCTTTATTTGAAAAATTAAACATAATATATCCACCGAAACTACATTCATCAATTTGCTTTAATAAAGCGTCTGGTACTTTAAAATTTTTTTTATTTGTCACCACTAACTTTTACACTTAAATAATTAGAATTCCGCATTTTTCTTCTATATATTGTGGGGATAAATTCTTTAAATCATTTTCGTATAATTCTAAAAATTTAAAGTCATTCATTTCAAGCCATTTTTCTTTTTTTACATCTCTTTTTATACTATTTAGATATTTTAATCTAGAATTATCATGAAAAAATTTATTAAATGATTCGTGCTGATCTCCTTGTATTTCAATCGCTATCTTTTTTGTTGCATTTAATATATCAACTTTCAGCATAGTTCCATAAACTGGAAACTCTTCGTACACGATATGATTTCGCCAATAAGGATAAAAGAATTGTTTGAATTTAAATTGAAGTTTACTTCGGCTTTTACCTTCCCAATTTATCAGGTTTTTCCTTACATTTTTATTAACGAGTTTACCGTTAATATTTAATAATCTCATGATGCCAAAGTATTAATGAATTTATTATAAAAATAATCTACAATTGGTTTATTTTCTTCTAGATAAGATCTTAAATTATCAATTCCCTGATGTTGCTTCTTTAATTCTAAATTAGCATTTTTAAGTTCATCAATAATCTCGTCTGAAAAGGTAACCCATGCGCCTTTCGCAGTTGCAAATTCCCAAGAAAGAATTTGATCAATAACCTCATATTCTCTCCAAACAGAAGATCCATCCTTACGGCCATATTTAATCGGATACAAGACCTTAGAGTTTGTAGATTCATTTGTTGATTTTTTAATAGCAATTTTAACATTATGACCTATAATCTTATTCTTTGCAGGATCATATTTTTCATTTGGTTTTTCAAGAATAAGGTCTTTATTATATCGTGGTTCAAATTCTAAAATCCAATTGGCAAAATGAAGCAGCGCATTTCCTCCTGTCGCTGAAGTTTGTCTTACTTCTTTGTTCGCAGCATATGGATCTAATTTAATATCAGATCTAACTTGACTGATAAAAATAGCTATATGTCCACGTTTAGATAATGCAAGAGAAATTTTTTTCATAAGCATAGAAGAAATTACGGCTCCTCCAGCAACTTTTGTTGCTTCACTTAAAGTCTTTTCTTTGTCTCCTTTTGTAATAAGACCATCAACTGAATCAAGAATAAAGATATATCTTTTATTTTCATCATTAGCTTGAATCAAATCTTTCATTAGTTCAGATACTGTCTCAAATACATTGCATTCAAAAACAAAACATGTTCCATCTACCCATTCTTTAGGATCGGTTACGAATTTAATTCCAGATCTTTCTTTAACTTCTTTACTAAGTCTTCCTTCTGCTTTAAAAAGTAAGGCTCTTGAATCTTTTACTGTTTTTAAAAAATTCTTAGTGACTTCAAGTGCTTCAGAAGTTTTCCCGCCTTCATTCATTCCAATGAACCTATGCAGTCCGGGACATAATCCACCGCCTGTAGCTATATCTAAATTAAGACTTCCTGTGGAAACTTTGTAATAGACTTCATCTTCAAAGTTATAATGGTCTTGTTTATTATCTTTTAAAAAAGATAGTAATCTATCTGAAGCCGATGGACCAGTAGTTTCTTGAGCCACTTCTTCTTTAGGTTTTCTTCCCATATTTTATAAATTCTAACAGAGTTTTAGGTTTTTTGCAAATGTTTTTATCTTCTTCAATTTTATTTTCTTGCAATTTAATTATATTTTGATTTAAATTTAAATTAAAACTCTCATATTCTTTTAATATAAAAGCTTTGCCTTCTGGTTTAAGAAACCAAGCTAATGAAGGCGGTGGACTGCCTAACTCTTTTAGATTATTCCAAAAATCAAAACTATTAAATCTTTTAACTAGCTTCTGTGCTATTTTAATCTCTCTAGCCCAATTAACATTTCCTTTTACAAATTTCTTAACAATTAATTGGCAAAGTTTATGATTGATAGTTTTCAATATCTGACTTTACCATCTTTTCAATTAGATTGTCAAATGAAATTTTTGGTACCCAACCAAGCTCAGCCCTTGCTTCTTTTGAATTTCCTAATAATAAATCAACTTCTGCTGGTCTATAAAATTTTGAATTAATTCTAACAATTTCTATTTGTTTATTATTTATATTAGTCATAAATTTTTCATCTTGCTTCTCGCCTATCCAATATCCATTAATACCTGCATTTTTAAATGCTTTCTCAACAAATTCTCTAATTGAATGGGTTTCATTGGATGATAAGATATATTCTTTAGGTTTATCTTGATTCATCATTAACCAAATGCCTTCTACAAAATCTTGCGCGTGACTCCAATCTCGTTTTGCGTCTAAATTACCTAACTCTAATGGTATAAATTCTTGACTATTTTTTATAGCATGATATATTCTTGCTACATTTTTTGTTATCTTTCTCGTAACAAATTCTTCGCCACGTCTCTCGCTTTCGTGATTATATAGAATAGAATGAATTGCAAAAAGATTATAAGATTCTCTATATACTTTAGTAATATGTCTAGCCGCCGCTTTAGCTGCTCCATATGGACTTCTAGGACGTATTGGGTGTTGTAAATCTTGTGGACTGTAAATTACATCTCCCATTTCTTCACTTGATCCAGCTGAATAAAATCTGCAACTTGGAGCATATTTTCTAATTGCTTCCAAACATCTTATTACTCCTAAAGCTGTGGCGTCAAATGTCTGAAGAGGTAATTGCCAACTACTACCAACAAATGATTGCGCCGCAAAATTAATAAAATAATCGGGCAGAACTTCTTTTACTATTTCATCTATTGAATTGCTATCTGAAAGATCAGCGGTAATTAATTTAAACATTTTATTATTTAAATTATGCTGAATATTTTTTAGATTTGGATTAGAACTTCTTCTGACAACTCCATAAACTTCGTAATTTGTATTATTAAGTATAAAATCAACAAGATATGATCCATCCTGTCCAGTTACGCCAGTTATTAAAACCTTCTTCATTATTATATATTATAAAATTACTTTGCAGTTGTATAATTTTTAATTGATTTTAACATTGATTCTTGTATAGGATTAATTTTAAATCCAGTTTTAATTAATTTAGAATTATCTAAAACGCAATTTGATCTTTGAGTCTTCGCGGCGATAGAATAAAATTCTTCTTCATTCTTAAAAAAATCAAATTTTTTATTCACAATATATTTAGATATAAGCTTTGTGACCTCTCTTGTGGTTATCGAGCCTGTATTTGTTATATTATATATTCCGGTGTCTGTCGCATTTTCTAATAGATATAAACATGCATTAAGAAAATCATCAATGTTTGATAAAGAATTTTCTGCGTCCAATAACCTATTATAATTAATTAATTTTGTTATATAATTTTTTGGATGTGCTATATTATTAAATGGTATTCTTAATCTACAGATATAAGCATTATGATCACATTTTAAAATATCTTCCATTACAGCTTTTGTGCCAGAGTAATAAGAGCAAGGTTGATGATCAAATGAAAAATTGGGTTCATTTTCTTCTGTAAAACCATTTTTATTTTTTTTACCAGTATAAATACAACCACTTCCAACTTGTATATATCTTGTATTAAGAGTATAACAGATATCAGAAAGATGCTTCACTAATGTTATATTCCCTTGCCAGCAAGCCTCTTTATTAATTTCGCA